GCCCGCCTTCATGTGAATACATCATAATGTCTTTGGACGCAGCGGCTGAGACGCATAACCGCGCAGACTACACGGCTCTCACGACTTGGGGCGTTTTCTTAAACGAAGACACAGGAGCGTACAATATAATATTGTTGAATAGTATTAAAAAACGTTTAGAGTTCCCAGAGCTAAAAGAATTAGCTATGGAAGAGTATAACGAGTGGGAGCCTGATGCGTTTATCGTGGAGAAGAAAAGCGCGGGCACTGCACTCTATCAGGAGATGCGACGGATGGGGCTACCCGTTTCTGAGTTTACTCCGCACCGTGGATCGGGTGACAAGTTAGCACGCTTGAACTCGGTAGCTGATATTGTGGCATCTGGCATTTGTTGGACGCCACCTACTAGATGGGCAGAAGAAGTGATAGAAGAGATTGCCGGATTTCCTTTTATGAGCCATGATGACCTTGTGGACTCAACGGTGATGGCTCTTATGAGATTTAGACAGGGGGGCTTCATTAGGTTGCCTTCTGACGAACCGGAAGAACCGCAGTATTGGAGACAACGCCGTGGTGGATATTATTAAGAGGTAAGTTATGGCGATAGAAAAAGGTATCAATCCCGCTGCTAAAAGCATCGAGGACGAACTTGAAGGGGTAGAGATGGAAGATGTTGGCGTGGACGCTGACCTCGAGATCGAAGTTATTAACCCTGACGCTGTGACCCTAGATGATGGCTCTATGGAGATCACGTTGATCCCTGATGCGGAGATCAGTGACTTTACAGAGTTCGATATGAACCTTGCGGAAGTGTTGGATGAAAGCCACCTACAAGAACTTTCGGGTGATATTGTAGGTCTTGTTACTGCCGATATTGAAGGACGTAAGGAGTGGGCGGATACCTTTGTAAAAGGTTTGGACGTGCTGGGATTCAAGTATGAAGAACGCACGGAGCCGTGGGAAGGCGCTTGTGGCGTTTACTCTACAGTGCTCGCGGAGGCTGCTATCCGCTTCCAAGCAGAAACTATGTCAGAGACATTTCCTTCCTCTGGGCCTGTAAAGGTCAAGATTCTTGGTGAAGAGACTAAGGACAAGATAGAGGCAGCGGAGCGTGTCAAAGCTGACATGAACTACGAGCTAACTGAACGTATGGTCGAGTACCGTCCAGAGCATGAGCGGTTGCTCTACAGCTTGGGTCTGGCAGGGTCTGCGTTCAAGAAAGTCTATTTCGATCCTAACTTGGGTCGCCAAGTTGCTATTTATATTCCCGCTGAAGATGTCATCGTGCCTTACGGTGCGAGCCACATCGAGACAGCAGAACGTGTAACACATGTTATGCGTAAAACTAAAAATGAGATGCGTAAGCTACAGGTTGCTGGGTTCTACCGTGATGTAGACCTTGGTGAGCCAGAGCCATACCACAGTGACATTGAGGAACGTAAAGCGGAAGAAGGTGGGTTCTCGCTCACTGACGATAACCGCTATGCACTATATGAAGTCCATGCTGATCTAGTTATTGAAGGTGTTGACGATTCTGACGAAGACATTGCTAAACCATACATCGTGACCATAGAACGTGGTAGCGGTGAAGTGTTGGCAATCCGCCGTAACTGGAACGAGGATGATGAGCTTACGTTAAAGCGTCAGCACTTCGTTCACTATGTTTACGTGCCGGGATTTGGTTTCTACGGGCTTGGCCTCATCCATATCATAGGTGGATATGCGAGGGCAGGCACATCCTTGATACGTCAGCTAGTAGACGCTGGAACGCTCTCCAACCTCCCGGGAGGGCTGAAGTCCCGTGGACTCCGTATCAAGGGTGATGATTCGCCCATCGAACCGGGCGAGTGGAAGGACGTTGATGTGCCTAGCGGCTCTATCCGCGACAACATCATGCCACTTCCCTATAAAGAACCTAGCCAGACCCTTCTTGCCTTATTGAATCAAATTACGAACGAAGGACGTAGGCTAGGCGCTATTTCAGACATGAACATCTCGGACATGTCTGCAAACGCGCCTGTGGGCACAACGCTGGCTCTATTAGAGCGCACCCTGAAGCCTATGGCTGCGGTGCAAGCGCGTGTTCACTATGCCATGAAGCAAGAGTTTAAGATGCTCAAAGCACTCATGGCGGAGTACGCCCCTGAAGATTATGGCTACCAGCCAGAACGGGGTGAGGTCAGCGCACGTCAGGGTGACTACATGACAACGGATGTGATCCCTGTCAGTGACCCTAATAGCTCTACCATGGCGCAACGTGTCGTGCAGTATCAGGCTGTGCTACAGATGGCGCAACAGGCACCACAGATATACGACTTACCCCAGCTACACCGTCAGATGATCGAGGTGTTGGGCGTAAAGAACGCAGACAAACTTGTTCCCACAAAAGACGATGCGAAGCCAACCGATCCAGTCAGCGAGAACATGGACGCACTGGTTGGCAAGCCAGTACGGGCGTTTATCTACCAAGATCACCAAGCGCACATTGCGACTCACATGTCCTTTATGAAAGACCCGATGATGGCGCAGATGATCGGACAGAACCCACAAGCACAGCAGATTATGGCCTCGCTACAGGCACATATCGCAGAGCACCTTGGGTTCCAGTATCGTCAACAGATCGAGGAGAAGCTCGGAGCGCCGCTACCAGCGCCAAACGAGGAGCTACCAGAAGAGGTCGAAGTACAACTTGCACGTCTTGTGGCAGACGCAGGTCAACAGCTTACACAAGCAAACCAGCAGAAAGCCGCACAGCAGCAAGCACAACAACAGCAACAAGACCCTGCGTTCCAGCTACAGCAGATGGAGACACAGGCGAAGGTCCAAGAAGTGCAGCGTAAAGCAGCCAAGGATCAGATGGACGCACAGCTTAAACAAGCTGCGTTGCAGCAGAAGGCTCAGAAAGACCTCGTGGACTCTGCCCTCGAAGCTGAAAAACTCAAGATCGACCAGCAAGAACTACAGCTTGATGCCCAGAAAGAGGGCGTAAAGCTGGCGGCAGATCGCAGAAAAGATAACACCAAGCTAGACCTAGAGCTGGCTAAAATGATGGCAGGTAAAAATAACAGGAGCTAATTGTGGCTAAAACCGTCTTTGACGTGCTGATAGAGAAAATTAACGACGATTTATCGTCTGCACAGGAATACTTAACTGGGGGAAGTCCGAAGGACTATGCTCAGTATAAGGAAGTTGTTGGACTCATCCGAGGTCTGGAGACCAGCAAATCACATATTCAAGACCTTTCGCGCAACTATATGGATGATGAAAATGACTAACACTCAGACGATTGAATTGCCTGATGCACTAAAGCAAAAGATGGAATCAGAAGCGGTAAACGCTGAACCAATCCAAAGGGAGCTAACAGATGAGGAGTGGGAAGCGCAGCTACCCAAGCCTACAGGTTATCGAATCCTGATCGCACTGCCAGATGTAGAAGAATATTACAAAGGCAGCACCCTGCTGAAGACCTCAGATGTGATGCACAAAGAATACATCATGTCGATCATGGGGGTCGTAATTGATATGGGTGCGGACGCTTATGGTGACACAGAACGGTTCCCAAAGGGACCGTGGTGCAAAGAAGGCGATTATGTAATGTTCCGCATGAACACAGGCACAAGGTTTAAGGTAAATGGCAAGGAGTTTCGTTTGATGAACGATGACTCCGTAGAAGCTGTTATCCCTGACCCTAGTGGCGTTATGGCAGTATAGGAGGTAGATAGATGCCCTTTCAAAAAGTAGAATTTGAGTTTCCCGAAGGCGGAGACGAAGCAAAAGAAGTTGACATCGACATTGAAAAGTCGAGTGCAGAAGAGGTAGACATTGGTGGTAAGAAAGCTAAAGCAGCAGCTAAACAATCTGAGCCTGTCGTTGAAGACGAAGTGGATACTGATGACGACGGATATGAGATTGAAGTGGTTGATGATACGCCAAAAGCGGATCGGAACCGTAAACCCTCTGACCCACCTGAAGAAGTTACTGATGAGGAACTAGAGGATTATTCCGAAAAAGTCCGCAAACGGATTCAGCACTTCTCTAAAGGTTACCACGACGAACGCCGCGCTAAAGAACAAGCATTGCGCGAACGTGAGGAACTTGAGCGTCTATCTCAAAAGTTGCTTGAAGAGAACAAATCTCTAAAGACCAACGTAAATAAAAATCAGTCAGCGTTGCTTGAGCAAGCTAAGAGAAATGCGGCTGCTGAGATGGAGTCAGCTAAAAAAGCATATAAAGACGCTTATGAAGCTGGGGACTCAGATAAAGTCGTAGAAGCACAAGAAAGCCTAACAAATGCCAAGATAAAGGCTGATAGGTTAAATAATTTCAAGTTACCTGCTTTACAGGAAGATGAAAATCCTGCTAAAGTAGAAACTGAAATCGCCCCTGAGCCTGTTCAGGTTGATCCAAAGGCGGCAGCTTGGCAACAAGCTAATCCTTGGTTTAATCAGGACATAGAGATGACGAGCTTTGCTCTCGGGTTGCACAACAAACTTGTCCAAGAGGGGATCAGCCCTCAAACAGATGACTACTACGAGAGAATTGATTCTCGTATGCGCCAGTTATTCCCCGAGAATTTCGAGGATGACACGGAGGTAGAAGAGCAAAAACCGAGGAAGCGAGCTTCCAACGTGGTTGCACCCGCTACGCGGAGCACAGCGCCTAAGAAAATTAGGCTTACGCAATCACAAGTGACAATCGCCAAACGGTTAGGACTTACCCCCGAACAGTACGCCAAACAGGTTGCATTAGATATGAGGAAACAAAATGGCTGAAAATCGTATAAATAGAGAACTTGAGTCTCGTGAGAAAACGACCCGTAAAAAGGCTTGGCAGCGCCCCGAGGTGCTACCGTCACCGAACCCCGAGCCGGGTTATGGATTTCGCTGGATACGTGTTAGTTCGCTAGGTAACACCGATGCCACTAATGTTTCTTCCAAACTGCGTGAAGGTTGGGAACCTGTAAAGGCTTCAGACCACCCAGAGATTACGTTGGTAACTATCGAGAACGACAGGTTCAAAGATAACATCGTGATTGGTGGCTTGATGCTTTGTAAGGCTCCAGAGGAATTGGTTGAAGAGCGTAATGACTACTATAGAACTCAGACGCGCTCCCAGATGCAATCCGTTGACAACAACCTGATGCGAGAGAACGACCCTCGTATGCCTCTGTTTAACGACAGAAAGACGAAGGTTACATTTGGTAACGGAACTTAATAGGAGCTTAAAATGGCTTATCCTACTGTAAGCGGGCCTTATGGCCTAGTTCCGGTAAAACTGTTGAGCGGCTCTCCTTTCGTGGGCGTAACTCGTCACTTCAAAATTGCAAGTGGCTACGCTACATCCATTTTTTACGGAGATGCTGTAACGCTGGTTACCGGAGGCACTGTCCAACGCGATGCGTTTGATGCTGCCATGACACCTGTTGGTGTCTTCCTTGGTTGCACATACACCGACCCTAACCTTGGTTACAAGGTATGGCGTCAGTCGTATCCTGCAAGCACTGTTGCATCTGACATCGAAGCGTTCGTTGCAGATGGTACTGACATTCTGTTCAAAGCCGCTGTTCTGTCGTCTGGTACGACTATCGGTGATTTGGCACAGACTGACATCGGTGCAAACGTCGCGGGTGTAGACAACACTGGTGATTCTACTTCGGGTAACTCTCGCGGTGGTATCTCAGATACGTCTGCAACTACAAACACTCTTCCGTTCCGTATCGTCGGATTGGTTGAGGAAACCAAAAACAGCTCGGGTGGTTACACTGAGGCTTACGTTAAATGGAACGCAGGTCACCAGTATAACAACACGACTGGCGTATAAGGAGGAGTAGACAATGGCTATTTCACGCGCCCAGTTACTTAAAGAACTCCTTCCCGGCCTGAACGCTCTGTTCGGAATGGAGTACGCGAAATACGGCGAAGAGCACGCCGAAATTTATGAAACCGAATCTTCAGATCGCTCATTTGAAGAGGAAACCAAATTATCGGGCTTCTCAGCGGCACCAGTTAAAAACGAAGGTGCAGCGATTGAGTACGATAATGCGCAAGAAGCATGGACTGCACGTTATACGCACGAAACTGTTGCGATGGGTTTCAGCATCACAGAAGAAGCAATCGAGGACAACCTCTACGATTCTCTGTCTGCTCGTTACACCAAAGCATTGGCTCGTGCCATGGCGTACACCAAGCAGGTTAAAGCCGCTGCTATTCTTAACAGCGCGTTTGACACTGGCACAACTTATGGCGACGGTAAGGCACTATGTACTACCGACCACCCATTGGTTAGTGGCGGTTCCAACTCGAACGAACCAGCCGTAGCTGCTGATCTTAACGAGACTTCTCTTGAAGCCGCCGTTATTCAGATTGCTGGTTGGACGGACGAGCGTGGCCTGTTGATTGCAGCCAAGCCTCGTAAGTTGGTTATTCCACCGAACCTACAGTTCGTTGCAACTCGTTTGCTTGAAACTGAAGGACGTGTGGGTACTGCCGACAACGACATCAACGCCATCCGTAACAACGGTTCAATCCCAGAGGGTTACACTGTTAACCACTATCTGACTGATACCGACGCATGGTTCTTGATGACAGACGTTCCAAACGGCTTGAAGCACTTTGTCCGTACTCCGATGTCTACATCTATGGATGCTGACTTTGATACTGGCAATAGCCGCTATAAAGCCCGTGAGCGTTATTCGTTCGGGGTTTCAGACCCACTTGGAATCTTCGGTTCTCCCGGAGCATAACAAGAAGAAAAGGGAAGGGGGCGAATTGTTTTGCCCCCTTTCTCTTAATATGTTATAAGAAGTTAATCCCTGACAGTCGCATGGTGTGACTGACAATAGCCAAGACAGGAGATTCACATGGCTACTACAACCTTTTCCGGTCCTATTAAGGCCGGGTCTGTCCGTGAAGGCGCATCTGCCAACGTGGGCTTTGTTCTAATGGCGCAAAGCGGAAATGTTACTTTTGCTGCTGACGGCACAGAAACAGTTGTCGCTACAGTTCCAGCAAACAGCCAAATTTTTCAGATTACTGTAGACGTAACTACAGCGTTTAACGCTGCTACGACTAATACTTTTGATATTGGTGATGGCTCAACCGCTGACCAGTATGCAGACGCATTGGCTGTTGGCGCTCAAGCGCGTGTACTTGCTACATCTGACGTATCTCAGATCGGTAACTTGATTGATGTTGGTACTACTGACGTAGATGTTACTGTGACATACAACCAGACAGGAACTGCCGCTACCGCAGGTGCTGCTACTGTAACGGTGCTGTATTTGCAGAACCGCAACCTCTCATAAGGAGGTGACCTATGTCGTCTGATGTATTAACAAAACGTGTAACGGGTACAGGCTCTCTTGCCGTTGGCCCAGCACGTATTCGCCAGCTACAGGTTTTGACTGGTGCGGGTGCGGGACGCCTTACTATTACCAACGGTAATGGTGGCGCTACAGTCCTAGATATTGATTTTCTAGCATCCGACTCACACTCGGTTAACATTCCTGATGACGGTATTCGATGTGTTTCAGACGTATATGTGTCTGTGGCGACGAATATAACCGCCATGACCTTCTTCTATAGCTAGGAGGCGGATATGAGAGCTTACTACAAAAAAGGTGGCTCCGTAAAAACCGCTGCGTGGCAACGCAAGGAAGGTAAAAGCGAGTCTGGTGGGCTGAACAAGAAGGGCGTTGAGAGTTATCGTCGGGAAAATCCCGGCAGTAAACTCAAGACAGCCGTGACGACTAAGCCTAGCAAACTCAAAAAAGGCTCTAAGGCGGCGAAGCGTCGTAAGTCATTTTGTGCTCGTATGAAAGGCATGAAGAAGCGTAATACCAGCGCAAAGACTGCGAATGATCCGAATAGCCGCATCAATAAGAGCTTACGGAAGTGGAACTGCTGATGCCTGCAAAATCTGCAAAACAACAGCGGTTCATGGCAGCAGTAGCAAACAACCCCAAGTTCGCTAAGAAGGTCGGGGTTCCCCAGAACGTAGGAGAAGAGTTCATGATGAAAAAAGGTTACAAAGCGGGTGGTATGCCCATGGTTCGTGGCAAAGATGGGAAGATGGTTCCTGAGTTCGCTGCGGATGGTAAAGGCAAAATGATGGCTGGCGGTAAGGTCAAGAAGTATCAGATGGGCGGTATGCCTATGGCTGACGAAATGCCAATGAGACGCAAGAAGAAAAAGCGTCCTATGGACGACATGATGGCTGTCACTGGCACAGGCGCAGGCGCACCTCGTCGTATGATGAAAAAGGGCGGTATGGCTAAGTCAGGCTACAAGTCTGGCGGCAAAGTCCGTGGCTGCGGCATGGCTTCAAAAGGTGTTCGTGCAGCTAAAATGGTAAAGATGAAAGGCGCGTAATATGGCAAAGCGTCCTAGAAATAAAAAGGTCGATAGATCAATCATTGAACAAGGCGGAGTAACTCCTATTAGAGCGTTGACCGCAGCTTTAGGAAACCGTCGAGATAGAAAAGAAGATCGTAAGTATCAGGACTCCCTTGAAGAAATGGGGATGTTTGAGGAAGGTGGCGGAAGAGCTAATGTCCCATCATCCAGAGATAGAATGTATATGGCTCCACCCAAGGACATGCGTAAGAAGTCTGGTGGTAAAGTCAAGAAGATGAAGTCTGGCGGCAAAGTCCGTGGCTGTGGCATGGCGAAGCAAGGTGTTCGCGCTGCCAAAATGGTAACAATGAAAGGTTCCTGATGCGTAGATACTACCGCAAATCAGGCTGCGGCTGCTCTGAATGCAGTAAAGGCTACAAAGAAGGCGGGTCAGTCAAGGACGCGTGCTACCGCAAGGTTAAGTCACGCTACAAGGTTTTCCCGTCAGCCTATGCTTCTGGAGCTATAGCCAAATGTCGGAAGGTAGGGGCTAAGAATTGGGGCAATAAGTAATGGCTGTTCGTAAGACCGCAAAAGGCGCTGCACTAAAACGCTGGTTCAAAGAGGACTGGAAAGATGTGCGCACTGGCAAGGCTTGCGGACGCAAAGCAGGGGAGAAGCGGGGTACGCCCTATTGTAGACCCACAAAGAAGGTGTCTAGTAAAACCCCTAAAACGAGCGGCGAGATGAGTACGTCTGAAAAGCGTAAAAAGATCGCTGAAAAGAAACGGCTAGGACAACCAGCGGGTAAGCCCCGCCGTGTTTCTCCAGCCAAGAAAAAGGGGAAGAAGTGATGGAAATCTTCCAGAACGGCAGGTTCTCTTCAGGTGAACCAGTGTATCAGATCGGCACAAAGAACGCTGACGGTACATACGAAGTTAAGGTCTTTGATCTGATGTCAAAAGCACAGGCAGAGGCAAAACTTGAATCAATGGGCGTTACAGCAAAGCCTGCGGCCTCCAAAAAGAAAGAAGTACCTGAGTATTCAGGTATGACAAAGAAACAGCTTGAAGCATTAATGCGTGAACACGGTGTGGAGTTAGATCGTCGTAAATCAAAAACTGCGCTGATGAAAGAAGTAGAAGAGTATTTCAATGGCTAAAGGTGTTAAACATTACTACGCTGATGGTAGAGAGCATAA